AAAGGGTATATTGGTGAACAAATTGACCCTATACAATTCTTACATGAACAAATTATAAAAGGTGATAGATCAGATGGTGTACCAAACATATTAAGTCCAGATGATATCTTTCTACAAGAGGGAGCCAGACAGAAACCTATCAACAAGAAAAGACTAGAAGAATTTAAAAATATTGAAAGAAATGCCACAATAGAAACTAATATCAAAGAGAACTATCAAAGAAATAAGACTTTGATTGATCTATCTCAAATACCAGATGACATAGAAAAAAGTATTATAAATACATACAAGAACTATAAAGTAAAAGATAGGTCGCTCCTATTAAATTACTTTATAGAAAATAAAATGAAGACATTAATTGAACAAGTGAATGACTTCTAACACATATATGGAGAATAAATTATGGCTATAGTAAAACAATCATCAGCAATGATGGCCGCTAACAGAACCAGTGGGTCAACAGAACCTACTGTACACGAAATCTTTACACAGATTAATAACGCTAAAGATAAACCAAAGAAGATAGAAATCTTAAAAAAACATGACACTCAAGCAATGAGACAGTTGCTTAAGGCTGCATTTGATCCTAAAATAGAGTTTGCATTACCAGATGGTACACCACCATTTATTAGAAATGAAGCTCCAGCAGGTACAGAGCATACAAGTCTGTTTTATGCAAGTAAGAAACTATGGAGATTTGTTAAAGGTGCAGATAATGAAACCAAACAAATGACCAGAGAGAAAATGTTTCTTGGTCTATTAGAGTCTTTACATGAAAAAGACGCCGATGTATTAATCGGTATAAAAGACAAAAAAATAAACAACATGTACAAAGGTCTAACGGCGGCTGTAGTAAAAGAGGCGTTTAATTGGACTAACGACTTTGTAAAATCAGACGGTAAATCGATTCTAAAAGAATTATTGTCTTAAAACCTCACATTTTTAAGGGTGCGACACAACGTACCCTTGAAAAACCCTTATAAATCAACACTTTTAAATTTTTTTTCTGCTTGACTTTTATGTCAGGTTGTGGTATCCTAAATATATAAAAAGAAAGGTATATTACATTATGAAAAAAGCGATACTATTTTTAACTGTACTTTGGTTAGGTTTAAACGCCTTGTCTAATTCAGTTAAAGCAGATGACTATAGCGAGGCAGTTATTGGCCATGTTATATCAGAGACTATTAAGAACAATGAGATAGATCACAAGTCTATTATGGAGGGTGAAATATCTAAACTTGGACACCTTTACGCTTTGGAAATGGTTTCTATTTTAGAAAAACATTTACCATACATACTTGATTCTGTTATGACAGAGTTGAGATTGAAAGCAGACCTTGAATATAAATGCAAGTTGCTTGAAGATACTAAAGCAGTTGACAAAGATTGTATATAATGATTAACTTAAAATTAGGAGAACAAAAAATTGTTAAGAAGATCAACAAAATACACAAAGACAAAGAAGCTATTGACTGCTGACCTTACCAAAAAATCATCTAAACGAAAATATAAAACAAAATATATTGATATAAAAAGATATTTTTCTATGATAAATGAACTAGTATTTGATAACAAATTGTCGCCGTTTAATAAAGTATATATTAAACAGATGAGAAATAGAACACTTGGTCAAGTTATAACTTATGATTGGGAAAGACGAGGTACAAGAGAGTACGAGCTTCATATGTTACCGACATACGAAGACAAACAAGAATTTGCTAATACGTTAGCACATGAAATGGTTCATCTACACCAGATGGCCAACGAGGGCGATACTGGTAACCATAACGCCTTATTTTATAGTTACCGAAGTAAATTAAACAAAGTAGGATTGGACTTATAATTATGAGTAATATGATGAGAAGAAAAGTGAAAGAACTTGACCCTTACCTTAAAGGTAGAATAGGCGAGGCATTAATACAACTAGAAGAATTAAAGAAACCATCAAATGTAATAGGTACTTCAAAAGTATACTATACTGGCAATTGGGCTAAAGATGTATATGATAACTTTACAGATAAACAGGCAGCTGTTATATTTTCTAAAGTGGCTAAAATGAAAGATGGTTTATCGTTAACACAAACGAAGTTACCAAGTTTTGTAGATGAGGAAGGACAAGAGTGGACTGGTTATGATTATGTTGCGAGGAAAATATGATTGTAGTAAAAACAATAGTAAGAACTTTAATGTTCGTAGTTGTAGTTTTATTTTGTGTATTAACTTTACACTTCTATAAGATACAAGCTAACGAGAGTCTACCGACTAGACCTAACTTTGAACATACAAACAATCAACAATTTATAGACAACGTTAATCAGTGTATAGATTATATCTATTTCTATGACAAGACAGTTAATAAGGTAGATAAAGATTTACTATTAGCACAGGCAGCTCTAGAGTCTGGTTGGGGTAACAGTAGATTTGCCAGAGTTGGTAAAAACCTATTTGGTATTAGAACTTATAATCTACAAGAACCACATATGTTGCCTTCAAACAATCCTAAAAAATGGGGAGTTAAAGTATTTCAACACGAGTGTGATGGTGTATTACACTATATAAATACTTTAAGTAATCACCATGCTTACGAGAAGTACAGAGAACTATTAGCTACAGGTGCAGATAGTTTAGAATTAGTTGAAACACTTGACTCATATGCCAGTGATAAAGACTATTTCTGGAAAGTAAAAAGTATCATTAAAAAGATAAGAGAAAACTACAAACACTAATATGTTCCTAATTATACTAACATTTTTAAGTGCGATATCTATATCTGTAATAGCCGCTGGTTATTCTATCATAGGTCTTGCAACACTATTTGCCGGTGCAGTAGTACCAATTATTGCTATGGGTACGGCATTAGAAGTAGGTAAGTTAGTAGCAGCCTCATGGTTGTACCATAATTGGCAAAGTGATGTACCTAGATTGTTAAAAACGTATTTGTTTACAGCAATCATTGTATTAGTTTTTATTACCTCTATGGGTATCTTTGGTTTCTTATCAAAGGCACACCTTGATCAAGTTAAACCTACATCTGGTAATAATATAAAACTAGAACAAATTACCGACCAGATTTCAAGACAACAAACTATTATAGACAGATCACAAAATACGTTAACATTATTAGACAAGGCATTAGAGGTCTACATTGATAAAGAATATGTGACTAGAGGTTTAAAAGAAAGAGCAAAACAAGAAGAAGAAAGAACTGCTTTAAACAATGCAATTGAAGACGCAAGTAATAAGATCGCAGAGTTATCAGATAAGAAAGCAACACTATCATTAGCACAAGATAAGATAGAGGCAGAGGTTGGTCCTATTAAGTATGTTGCAGAGTTAATATATGGTGAAAGTGCAAAAGATAATATTGACAAGGCAGTTAGAATTGTTATACTGATATTAATATTTGTATTTGACCCATTAGCAGTATTGTTATTGATAGCAGCCAACATATCATTGAGACAATGGAGATTAAAGAAACAATTAACAAAGTCTAATAAACAACAAAATTTACAACAAAAATTAAATAGATTAATGAAAAGAAATAAGAACTTGAAAAAATATAAAAATGTGGTAAAAGACCTTGGCGATAATCCAGATGAGATTAAGTTGAAGTTAAGCCAGATAGTGAATTTAGATGATAAGAATTAGTATTTTAATATTATTGCTCGTGACTTTGGGTGGGTGCATGAAAACGACCTGTGTATCAGACCTAGAATGTAAGAAGACGTTAGATTGGAATAACCCTACTTTTACAGCAGTACGAACAATAATAACACAAGGCACCAATTTAGGTAAATAGTGGCTTGACAAAAACAAATAAATGAGGTATAATTATATGATGAGACAATACATAGAACGAATCAGTAACACTCCAGAAAAACAAGAAAGACTTATAAAGAACGCTGTGGAGGCAACCAAAGACGCTACTACAGAGTGGTCTAAAGACTTCTGGTTTGGTATATTTACCAAATTGTGTACTAAATTCAATAGAAGTGACCTATATCAAAAAAATATACATTAATCGCTTGCCTTTTAGGCCAGATGTGATAATATATAGATATGAAAACAATTAATATTACACTAAACAAAAAAACACTATCAGAGGTTTACAATCAAGTTGCTTTATTAAACAATATGGGTTTTCCTAACTTTCAAAAAGGTGAACCTATTCACAATTTGATGAGAGAGATTAAAAAAGAAGTGAACAAACAAAAGAAACAAGACGAAGTGGTATTATGGAAAGAACTATTAGAGTTTTGGCCATTGTCTATAGTTGTACCATCATTGTTGCTTGCCATTTTGTTTGGTCCGTATATAATGAGGTAACATGAATATATTTTATCTAGACAAAAACCCATACATAGCTGCTAAAATGTCTTGCGACAAGCACGTATGTAAAATGATTATAGAGTCTGCTCAGATGTTATCTACAGCACATAGAATGTTAGATGGCGAACACTATACAGGCAGGACTAAAAACGGTCATAAGATACAAAGATGGCGTCTAGACGAAGACAAAGAAGATTTAATTTACAAAGCATGTCATACAGGTCACCCTAGTACAGTGTGGGTAATGGCAAATGTATTTCACTATGCTTGGCTATACAAACATATGATTGCTCTTAATGAAGAATTTAAAATGCGTTATAATCATACAGAGGATCATATGACTATACGTAAACTCAAAGAAGTATTACGGCAACCGCCTAAAAATATACCTATAAATAAGATTGCAACAGACCCAACACCTGCTATGCCAGATGAATGTAAAATACCTGGCGATGTGATTGGTTCTTATAGAAAGTATTATGTAATGAAGAAAAGAGAATTTGCTACCTGGAAAGCACCTGCTGTTATTCCAGAGTGGTATAAAAATGGAGTTA